TTCATTAAGAATATAAATAATACCTTCTCTATCTTTACAAGTAGCAATTTGACCTGAATATCTAGCATTATTAGAAAGATAAGCATTCATCGCGTCATATGTTTCAAAAGATGAAGAATTATCTAGACTATCAGCAAACTGTCTTTGAAATTGTTTATAAAATTCTATATATTCTGCCATAGATTAAATAGTTACAATAAAGGTAACTGCTTGTGAAAAAGGATTGATTGGAGAATATGTATAAACTCTATAATTAGTACTAATAAAACCATTAATTCCTTCAACAGCTACTACTGTTTCAGTAAATAAATCAGTAATTGGAGTATTCATACCTTCAACATAAATAACTGAAGTTACTGCACGAAGATTACTTGGATAGGCAAATATTGCATTTAAACTTCCTATACCGATAGTAATTGTAAATGTGCTTCCATTAGCCAATCCAAGAGAACTTCCTGATAATGCTCTAATAATAGCACTTGTTGTTGGCATTACTGAATTTGAGCCATAAAAAGTTTTACGTTTTCCTTGAATTGAAGTTGTTACAGTTACTGTTGCAGCTGGATAAGGCACATCATAATTTACACCTTCACTATTTAAAGGTTGAGGACCAATTGCGTGTTGAATACTTCCTGTAAACAAATTAGTTCCATCTATAATCTGAGTATTTTCAACTGTACCTGTATTTACTATACCTGTATCTACACTATTAATAATATATTTAATTATAGAACCTGCTCTATAATCTACAAAATAATTTTCAGTTCATATACCTCCAACTATTTGAGAAAGTCTTATAGCACCTTTATTAAAATTAGCAGTTAATATTACATTAATAATACTTCCACTCTCAAAAGAAGAAGCTTGATTATGAGTAAGACTAAATGTTGGAACAATAAAAGTAGGATTATAAGTAGTTAATAGAAGTTTTTCTACAAATCCCTGAAAGGATAATCCTATAGGAAGAGTATCAGCAATTTCAATATTACCAGCTGCTACTTCAGCTATTACTTCACTGATTAATTCCGCTGCTGGTGAATCAATAAATTCAATAACTCCAGTAACTGGATTAGCTGCAACAATTTTTCCATAATCTTCAACACGTGCAGGAGTATGGTCTTGTGAACTAGTTATATAATGTTGTCTAGGATGCACTGCAGTATCTACATATCTCTTAGTTGCTATGTCTAAATCAAGAACTGGAGTATAATCTTCTGGTATTGATTCTATTTTTACAACTGTAGATGGACTAAATAAATTAGTAAGAATATCACCATTGTAATAAATTGTAAAAGTATTCGTGCCAGATGCATATTCAGTTGAAGTAATTAATCTATAATGTGTTAGTCCATTTGCATCTATAATCTGTATACTATCTCCGTTTAAAAAAATTAAACTTTGATCACCTAAAATTCCAAATAAATTTTCATGAGTATCAAATGTTGTTATGTTAAAACTTGCTGAAAGAGGGGTTGCTGTACCATAATCCATCGGAATGGAACCATCTGATCTAAGATTTCCAAAATTTGTTGGATCCAGTTGTTCAATAAATTCAATATTTCCTGTTGTTGGGTTTGCTGCAACAATTTTTCCATAGTCTGCAATTGCTGCAGGTGAATGACTTAGTACATCATCAATTGCATGAAGTTTTTCATGTGTATTTTCATCCACATACCTCTTCGTTGAAATATCTTGATCATTTAATGGAATATAATAAGAAGGAAGTGTATCAACCGTGGCTATGTATCCAGGATATAGCAATCAATTTATTGCAGCACCTGAATAATTTATTTTTGTTTTAGTTACTGTATAAACAGATGAACTCTCTACTGTCCTAAAATATTCAATACCAGTTTGGTCAGTTAATTTAATTAATTGTCCTGGAGTAAATATATCAGTATGTAGTCCGTCAATAATAATATTAGGATTAGGTTCAGCTGGATTACTGATCACGTAATTAAATCTTGCAGATAATTCAGTAGGAATATGTGTATCCATTGGAATAGAACCATCAGATTTAAGGTTGCCAAAATCTGCAGGATCTATTGGTACTCCAGTTACATTAATCCATGCAGTTCTTGCATTATTAAGTACAAATATTTGCCCATCAAATTGTTCACAGGTAACTATTTGACCTGCGTATCTAATATCATTTGATAAAAAAGCTTCCATTTCAGCTAAATTTAAAAATGTTGTATTAGCTTCTAAAGGGCCTCGAAAGTTTCTTTTAAATTGTTTATAAAATTCTATGTAAGGAGGATTGTCCATTTTATATCGTTATTAAAAATGTTTGAAATTGTGTTATTGGGTTAACTGGTTGGAAATTATAAAGATAATATTGAGCGGGTTCATAGTCATTAGCTCCTGCGACATATACCATAGTTACTTGAAATATATCTATTATTTCGGTATTCATTGCCTCTACATAAATTATAGAAGATATAAGACCTATACTTGTTGGAATAGCAATATTAATATTAGTTGCACCTATTGGAACATTAATAGTTAAAACTGTTCCTTGATTTGGATTTAAATAAGACAAAGGTAAATTTCTAATAGTAGTATTAGTAGGTGTTAAACTAGAAACACCGTAAAATGCTTTTCTTTTACCTTGAATCGTAAGTGTTGGAGCAACAATTGCTGCAGGTTCACGTGTAGAATAATGATTTCCAGCACTATCTAATGGTTGTGGACCTGTTGCATATGTAATTGTTGACGTATAAGTATTACTACCATCAACTATTTGATTGGCATAAATTGTATGCGTAGTATTTGTATTTTTATCTATTTCATCTATAATAATATTTGTAACTTCCCCACTTCTATAATTTTGAAATAAGGAAGGATTTCAGATTCCATTATTAAGATTTCCATTAATACTTCCTCTATTAAAATTCACAGTTAATAATAAGTCTGAAGTAGTTCCAGATTCTACTATATTTGCACTATTAGAAGTTAAAGAATATGTTAATGGAGTAAATGTTGGATAAAAAGTAGTAAGAACTAATTGTTTAATAAAATCATCTAATGTACTACCTCTAGGAATTACTTCTTGTGCTGAAATTGCCCCAACTGGAAGCATAGATGTAATATCTTCTGCAGTAGATATTCCTCCTTCTACAGTTATATTTGTAATAATTGTTCATAAATCTGATATTTCTTGCGTATGATTTTCTATTTGATCATAAAGAAAAATTAAAGATTTAATCAACATTTTAATTAAAAATGCATAATCTTCTTTTTGATAATGTTTTGGGTCAGCATCAAATCGGATTAATACCTCACATAAATAGAGAAATAATTCATCTTTTGTAGTGATAAGTACTTCATCTCCCATTTCTTCAAAACAGGTTCCTTTAATATAAAAAGGCGGAGGAAGAGTCTCAATTGTATCTAAATTATAAGTTTCTAATAAATCATTATTACTTGGAGAAGAAGTACTTAAACTTCTTACTGTTCAAAGTCCATTATTTGTTGGGACTTCTGTTTGATATAATCTTAATAATTCATTATTCATTATGGTAAAGTTTCATGTGTTCTAACGTTTAAATTATCATATACTCTTTGTCATGTTCAGATAGTTTGTGGACTACTTACATTAGAATAATAAGTTCCTGGTATAATAGAAGGAAGAACTAAATCTGAGTTTCTCATTATGATACAATCCATAAACTTTTTTAATTTATTTTTGTATGTTTCTGCAATTTCAAATCAATCTGCCCAATTATAAACATTACTTATTATTCCTAGCGTATGTATATCTCTAAGAGTTTTCTTATTATCACTACCTAAATATTGAAGTGCATACAAATAATTAATTGTTGAATCTATTACACTATTTGTATATTTTTCGTCCATTAGTTACTACAATTACAAGGTTTATTAATTATATTACTTTGTCTTACTGTCGGTCCACAACTTACAAATAGATTTCAGATAATACTATAAAAATATTTAGCATCATTATATCTTTCTAATCTCATTGCTTCTTGGTGTGCATATAAAATCATATAATTTCTATCTAAGTTATCATATTGAGTATCAGAAATACAACAATTTGTAAAACTCATAATTAAGTCTAATAGATTAGCATATACAAAATTAATGTTTGAACATACTCCTGTAGCATTTTCAATCGGCGGATCTTCTCCGTTAATTGGTGCGACTCCAAATTCTACTTCATACATTGTAACATCAGGATCGATTGCAGAAGTAGCAATTCTCATAATTTCTTTAGTGGTAGTTCCTTGTAAAAGTCCGCTTAAATCTAAGGAAGCATCAACTGTTCCTGTAACAGGTTCATATCTAATAACATTTAATGTATTAAACCTGTAACCTGTTGGACATTCTACACTAAATTCCAAATATTGACTATCTGGAGATACTCTTAATAAGTTTATTTGTATCATTAATTATTTTTTATTTCGTCGTTATTATGATTATCATCTAAAAGTTGTGCAGCTTCTAACTGTACCCTTTTCTTTTCTCATTCTATTTTAGCTTCATCAAACATAACCTTATTTTTAGCTGTGTACCAACCAAGTTCTTTGTCAAATGCTAATCTTCCAGCCTCAATTTGTATTTTTTCAGAGTTTAATCTCTCAACTTCTTTCTGTAATTTCTGAGCTTCTGATTGAGCTTGTTTTAATTGTTTATCAAGCTCTTGTAATTGTTGATTTAATTGTCCAACTTGATTATTTTCTGCTCTTTTCTTAGTCATTGCAATCCCAACATCAGCTTTCATTTTTGTGAGACCAGTTGCTGTAATAGCTTCTAATATAACTTCAGGATCAACAATTCCACCTTTAATAAATTCCATTGTAATTTGTTTAATGGTTTCTTGTTCTTTAATTATATCTGCACTATCTGTAATATGAATATCATAATCAGTTGCAGTATAATGTTCAGGGAGAGCGGTAAATACTTTATTTAATCTTTCTCCAAGAATCAATGTTCCTGTAATACCTTTTTTATATATGGTTTTAGTAAGATTAAGAATATCTAATAACATTTCTCTTGTCATTAAATCAAGGGTTTGATAAAATTGTTTAGTAATATAAGATGATTGCCTAACTCCAACTTGTACATTACTTACTGCATCTCTTTGTTCTATGCCTCCAAGCTTTTCTCTGAATACACCAGTTATTGTTGAACAAGCTTCTTCTACTCTTTGAATAGCTAAATCAATTGCTTGAATAGTCTGCAATTTAATAGTATCATCAAAACCTCCAAATGTTGTATTCATTGGTGATAAACCTTCTTGTGAAGAATCAATGATAGCTAATCCTTGTTTTTTATAGGCTTTTCATTTCATTAATCTTTCTGTTAAATCGGAACCTAATACTTTAGGAAGATACGCTATATCAATTCAATCTCCAACTGTACCTGATTCAGAGATTACATTATCTCTATAGAAACAAAGCATATCATATTTATCCTGTAAATTTGCAGTTGCAAGCATTAAAGAATAAGGATCTCCATTTCTATCGCCATAGAATATACCATTAACTGATAATGTACATTCATTTGGAGAATCATGATTTCGAGGAACATCTTCTACTTTACCTGTTGGTATATAAATATGTGTTCCAATTCTTATTCCTGAGTATCTGTTTGTAACAAATGTGCCATCTTCCTTTTCTGTTTTAAGTCACTCAACTTCATAAACAGGATATACTCTAAAATATTTTGAAGTATTTCTTTCAAATGGAAGAAGTGGTGTTACTTCAAATCCTCCAAGAATACCATCTGACATTGTATTACCTGTTACTGTATCATAACTTCTAAGATATGTTGTAGTTGAACTATCAATACTAAAATCTTCTAAACTTTCTAATTCGTCTAAATCATCTTTAGTTAAAACTTCACCATATCTAGCAAGAATTTGATCTTTAGTTAAATATTCTCTACATACACTTCGCATAGATTTATTTAAATAAACACTTTCAGGATTTCGATCAATAAAAGTATTTACAGGATTAAGAATTTTTAAAGATATATTCTCTTTTGATTGAGAAGGTAATACTTTATAATAACATGTACCGGTTGCTAATAAATCAATTGCAAGAGTTTTTCTTTGATTTAAAAAATCAATATGTCTAGCTTGTGTTGCATAATCTACAATATTTTGTGCTGCTATTTCATAATCTGAAATAAAATTTCTTTCAATTGATTCTTGTAGATTTTGTAATGATAACTCGATTTCTTTATCTTGTAAAGGTTTTTGAGGTTCTTGTCCTTCTGTTTTATAAATTGCATTATAAATAGAATTATTTAAATGCTTTTTTAACTCAGTAGCTATTTCATTATTTATTTGGAGTTGTTTATCTCTATGTATATTAGATAAAGTTGATTTATCCTTGCAAGATATTTTCGGAAGTAATGGAATTGATAAGTATTCTCCAATTAATACATCAACGTGCTTACGAACCAAAGGTACAAATTCAACAGAAGTAGGAGTTCCAATTCCATAGTTTTCTTCTAAATGCCTAAATTGCTCTGGATCTCTTTTTCCATGATAATAATTATAGGCTTTAATGAGTTGGGTCTTTTCATACACCAACTCATTAATAGCTCTATTTATATTATTAATTATATCTTGTTCTTTTTCACTATTTCTTTGATTCATTTAAAATTCTTAAAATGTTAATTAATTATCATAATATAGATGATTAAGCATTTCTAACAAAAGTTCAACTTATTGCACCATTTCCTGTAAGCGATGGTTGAATCCAAGTATGTGTAACGGTTTTTACCTTTCAAATCTTACCACTATCCAACACTTCGTAATTCAACACATACTGCCCCCAATTAGCACTAACCCATTGTGGAGGGTTTGCAGGTGGTGTAACAACTACTTCCCAAAGAACACCAACTGTTAATGAAGGGTTCCAAGTTAATTGTGTTTGATGTGGTTGTATAACATTGTATTTAACACCGTTATAAATACGCTTAGCTCCTATTGCAACTGCTTCCCCTTCTATCCATTGAAGATTTCCTGTATCTTCACGGTAAAATGAAAACAATGCAGGTGTTTGCTCAGGTGGGTAAATAGTACGGTTATGTGGTTGAATACAGCAAACTGTTTTATTGTTATAATTGTACATTTTCTTTTCAATCCAACCACTATTAGGAAGTGCTGGAAAATATGCAGGCGGAACAGTGTTAAGGGTTGTATGCTTTTCAATCTGTTGCATTGTTTCAACCCTTGCTGTAAGAAGTTCATCTATTATTATTGCATTGGTACTGTTTTCACGTACTATACAAAATTCATTATTATAAGTTATATCGCTCATATTATGCAGTTGTTGTTACTGTTACAGATTTGTTTGTTGTAAGGGAAGTTACTGCTGCATTGCTTGCTGCTGTCCTTGCTGCATTAGTGCCTATTAATGATAATGTTCTTGAAGTACCTGCCCATGCACTACCATTTAAGTCAATAATAAGATTATCAACTTCTGTTGAGGAAAGTCCACCTCCAGCAACAGGTGTAATTCTAAAGAAATTAATATTATTGTTCCACGTTTTACCAGACGTATAGTCACTTATTGTATTGTTACCATAAAAATGAATATAGATAAGTAATGATGACAAACTACTTAAATTACCTGAAACTGTATTACTTCCACCGATTTGTAACTGATTAAGTGTTAATGGTAATCCATTCAAATTACCTGTAATGGTATTATTACCAACTATTTGAAATGCCAATAAATTCATACTCGACAAACTACTCAAATTACCTGTAATGGTATTACTACCAAGCACAAGTATAAGAAGTAAACTTGATGGCAAACTACTCAAATTACCTGCAATGGTATTGCTTCCTTGAAAATTTAGTACCGTTAATGGTAAACTTGCAATACTGCTTAAATCACCTGAAATTGTATTTGAACCTGATACCCTTATAAATGTTAAACCAGATGGTAAACTACTTAGATTACCAGTGATTGTATTACCTGTACCACAATTAAAGGAAGTGAGACCAGTAGGTAAACTACTCAAATTACCTGTAATACTGTTTGTTCCTACCCCAACATTAAATGATGTAAGGTTTGAGCGCAAACTACTTAGATTGCCTGTAATAGTATTATTACCACTAACATATACAGACACCCCAATAATATAGTTATCAAAAAACACAGTCATATTAGCAGGAATATTAGCAATATCAAAAGCATTTATGCTTGCTGCATTTGTGCTGCTATCCCATGTGTTTAGTTGTGTAACCTTTAACTTTTCAGTAGTTAAATTACTACTTCCAGAAAGTACTTTCAAATAAAATGTACTTGTTGCACCACTTGTTATTGTACGAGATTGATTAGCATTTGTTGTACCTGCTGCATCATCGTAAAAATAAGCATTACCAGTCAAAGTAATTATACTATCAGCACTAACTGTTAATCCAAGAGTAGATACACCTGCACCTGTTCCAGTAGTAGTAAGGGGTAATATAAACCCTTCCGTAACAGTTATTGTAAAAGCTTTTTCAAAATATAATCCACCAGCATCAGTAGTCCTAATCCTTACTGAATAACTTGATTTTGTTTCATAATCAAACACTGCATTAGTAACTAAATTACTTCCAGATATAGCAAATGAAGCGTTATCTGTTGAACCTGTGCCACTGACCAATGAATAAGTGAATGTATCACCTACATCAACATCGGTTGTTGATAAAGCACCTACAACTGTACCAATAATATTGTTTTCTCCTACTGATGAAGCAGATAAAGTTATATCAGTTGGAACTTCATTAACATTAGTTATATTAACACTAATAGATTGTTCAAAGTCCTTAGCTAGTACTGTATAAATAATAGTGAGTGAATAAGAACTTTTAACTTCATAATTGAAGTTACTATTTCCAGTTAATGCTCCAGTACTACCATTAATAGTAAATAAAGCACCATCACCACCTGCTTTTATTGAATATGCACCTCCTAATGGTAATGCTAATGCAGTTCCAACAACATTTTGATTCTCTGCAGCATTAAAAATATTAGACGAAATAAATCTACCAGGAATACGTTTACTTTGTTTTAATATTGGAGAGATTCCTATTCCTAGTCCTGGCATTACAATCTAAATATTTGACCAAGACCTCCTGATGTTACAGTAAAATCTTTGATATTTGTTGAAAAGAATATAGTCTTTCCTTCTTTTATTGTAATAGTTTCCCAACCGGTAACTATTGTTGCCCCATAATTATCTCTAAATGAAGCAATTACTGTATCTTCTCATGCTTCAAAAGCATAGCAATTTACAACTTTTACTCCTGCTCCTGTTGTTACTGGATATGAGCCTCCAGCGCATTGTATATAATTTAATGCGTCATTATCAGTTCTTCTTGACATGTTATTTATTTAATATTATAAAAATCCATTGTAATCTGTATAGTTTGGATCACATGTTACTGTATCAGTAGATACTTGATCACTTGTTGGTCCTTCTTCATTAACGCTTGGAGTTCTTACTACTTTGTAGAAATAAACTCTCATATAATTTCTTATTCTTAAATCTTCATAGATATAATTTAAAAATTCATCATCCGTTTCTCAATCTCCAGCTGTTGTAGTTGGAAACATATAACTTGGAATCCCTATTGTTAATTTATATCCTGGATTTAATTTTTCGACTTGTAATCAACCATTATAGCAAGCTTTATATAAGCTCATTATGTAATCACGTATCGCTTGCTCTAATTCTGTTTCTGTCATTATTTAGGTTCTTTTAATGCGTTATAAGTTGCTCATTCTTCTTGTGAAAATTTTCTATAATGAGGTGTATTTTCCCAAAATTCAGATTTAGGTTCATTATTAATTCATGTTTCATCCCTATTTTTTCTAGTCATATCATTTTTCTCTTCTCTTGTTTGCGGAATTACTCCATAATGTTTGTATCCCTTATTATCAGTTCATCATCCAATATCTTGGAATTTTTTACCTTGTGGTTCTCTTGCTTCTGGTTTTTTAACTGATAATTCCTCATCTGCTAATTCACACATTCCCATAGCTGCAACAATATCAAATTTCTTTTTGTCTTCATCAGAGTAGTTTAGTAATTGATCTAATATTTCTCTAAACGATATTGTATAACAATAATCTAAACAAAAATCATAGATTAATTCTCTATAATGTTCAATTACTTTAACAGTAGCAGGAGTACCATACATATTTGAATTACCTTTTGAAATATCAGGCATAGTTGCTCTTGGACGTTTCATTAATAAAGATAAATATTTATGATCTCTAAAATAAGTAGTAATAGTAGTTCTTGTAGATTCTAAGACAGCTTTCGCATAATAATAAGTAAGTAGTTTTGCTGCATTTTCATAAGCTTCTCTAGGGTCTCTAGGTCTGTCTTTATACATTGCAACATATTTTGGATCTTGTAATCCTAAAATTCTTTTCTTAATAACAATACAAAATTCTGAAGATACAGTTTCATTTGCTTTTTTAGATTGTGCAGAGTCTGTTGCTCCAATATCAATTGAGTCAATTCCTCCAACATATAAATTGTTATAATCCGTGCCTTCTTCAGACATTATAGGATGTTCTGCTATTAATATATTTCCATCAGGATCTTCACGTCATTTTACTTTTCCATTCCTCATTTTAGTATTTTCATCAATTGCTCATGTTAAAAATCCAGCTTTAGGTAATGGAATATCTTTATAAATATCAATATGTGCTAATTGTTCTGCTATTTCCTCGACCGGAAATAAATTGTCTGAATGTTGAATTAAAGCCTCTTCAATTGTAAAACAATATTCAGATTTATATTCTAATAAATCTTTTGGTTCATCAATTAATTTTGATCGTTCTTTTAAATAATATTCTTTAGCTTTTCCAACATTACATCATCCTCGACTATCAATAAGCTCATAAACAATTCTATAAGCAGGAATAAATAATCCAGAGATAATATATTTTCCATCTTGAGTAAAATTATGTCTAACAGGTAAAATATTATATGCTTGTGGATTTAAGGTCATTTTCTTTAATCCTTGCATTGAACTTGCTTTAGAGGAACCTCCAGTTCCAAAAGCAATACGTCGTCCAACTCTTTTACCTCCAAGTACAGAAATTAAAGCTTCGCCTTTAACTCATTTCTTTAATAAAACTGTATCCGCACCTGCTTCTTCGTAGATTAAAATTTGAGTTCTATCTCCCCTAAGTTTATCAACTTCATCGCAAACAAGTCCTTCAACTTCTGAACGATGTCCTGATTCACTTCCATCTTTATCTTTTTTAGATGCTCTTTTATGTGTAGCCGTATTTATATTCATGCGAACTCTTCGCAAAGCTCCTTCTGTGTTTTCATTTAATCAATCCATTTGTAACCAAATCTTACTAAGAGTTGGAGTTAAATGGTTTTTTGAAAAAGCAGAAACAACAGATCTAAAGTTTGGAATAGTTGTATATGGTCTTACTATAAATGAAGAAGCCATTTCAGAAAATCCAATACCACGAGATTTTAATACAGATGTATCTTTCTTTAATTTTTCACACATTTCCAAATAATGAAAATATTCATATTGAAAAACTAAAAATTCTGGAAATCCATAAGTTTGATTTATAGTCTCAAAATCCGAAGATTTAAGATTATAGAAATTAAGAAAGAAATAATTATCTCCTGTTATTCTATATCCATTTACAGTATATCCATTATTACATCTATCAATTCTTTCTCTTCATCAATCTACATGAGTCTTTGAACCTATAGGAATAGACGATGGACTATATCGGCCTGTTTTTAATTTATTAAGAGCGTCTTCTCTAAATCAATTTGGATTAAAATCTAATCCTTGAGTATCATTTATTGGTCTAAACCCAGTTAATTCAAAAGATTGTTCAATATCAAAATACTCAATAGGTTGTCCCAAAGGAACATCTCAAGTAAAAGTATTAGCCATAATTAATCAAATATTCCAAGTTCAGTATTTCCTCTAAGCGTACTTTCAGTTTGCATTCCTTTTTTAACTTGATATTCTAACTCTTTAAGAGTTGAGATTAAATCTCTACAACCTTTAATTTCTGCAATTAAATCTTTGCTTTTAAAAATAGGTTTGCCACTAATGGGATCTCTTTCTTGTAAATCTACATGGTCCAAATAAAATATTTGTTTCTCAACTGCTCCCATTGCAGATTTTAATAATCTTAAATCAAGGGACGAGTTTTGTAGTGAATCATATTTTTTACAAGCTGCACGAAATAATGGGTCATCAAATTCTGCTTGTGTTAAACGAGAATCTTTTAATGCTTCATTATGTTTATCTTGTTCCGAAAATTGGAAATAAGGACTAGCTCAATCAAAGAATAAATATATATATTTTAATTCTCTAAAAGCTCTAAGTTTTTGTTTTCCAGTTTTATCAGTAGAAGTTTTATTTCTATCTAAACTTAATAATGCATCAAATTCTTCAACTAATAAAAGTCCTTCTTCATCTAAAGATATATTACCATTAACATTATCATATACAAATCATTTCATATTTATTTCTTTTTCTTTAATTTACCGCCACATTTACAAGAACAAGTTTCCATAACTTTTCCTCCTGCGGCTTTAGTAAGAATCATATCGCATCCACAAGAACATTTCTTTTTCTTTTTAGTAGTTCCACCTTTAGCTTTAGTGATAACTGGATTTGATGCAGACTCTGCAACTGTTTCTTTCTTTGTAATTGGTGCTGCTTTCTTAACTAAATTTAATTTCTTAAGTTTAGCACCTTTAGCTGCAAATTGCGCACTATCTAAAGAATTAGTTTTATGATCTGCAATGTATTGAGTTTGATAAGCTTCTAATTGAGCTAAATTTTCTTCAGATAATTGTTTATATTGTTCAACAGCTTTATTAACAGTGTCGTCATCTACTGAAATTGTAGAACTTCATTCTTCTCCTGGTATGGTATCTTTAAATTTACCATACTTTTCAGGATTTATTTCTTGCGATACTAAGAAGACAAAGAAAGGAAGTAATTCTTTCTTTTTATCTTCTGTAATACTTCCACCTATTTGGAATGATTTTAATTTATCATATCCATAAGGATTTTTAAGTTTATTTAATTCTTGTATCATAATTATAATTTCTGTAAATCTTTAGTATTATATAAAGCTTCCTGTAGTTGTCCTTGTGTTGTAAATCATCGACATAAAATTCCTTGAAAAAAATCTCCTCGTAATGATTCTGTCTTAATTGATTTAGTTACTTTTTTAACTACAATCATTATAGGTTTATTTGGTATATCTTGTCTAATGGTTACTACATCACCAGGAAGAAAAAATTGTTTTAATTCATTTTCCATATTATTCCATTTTAAAACGTGCTTTTAATCCTTCATTAATTACTGCTATTATAGATGGCTCTACTGTAACTTTATATCCTTGCTGCATAAATGGAAGAGGATATACTGTACGTGTATCATAGAATACATCGTCGCCATTTTTTATATATTTTACTTCAGGTCCAACTTCTATAACTTGTGCACATCCAACAAAGACATCCAATTTATCTTTTTCACCTGAATCAGGATTATTAAAATCTCCTGTATATTCTACTATAATTTTTCCCTCCATTACTTTTCTGTAAGGATTTAAAGCATAAGGTAAAATAATTATCTTTCCTCCCATTGGAATTAGTTCCAAGCGTTCTAGTTTTTCATCAAGTTCTTTTTGTTTCTTCTCTTGTGCTAATAAAAATAATTTATTAGCTTCTTCAAGTTCTTTCTGCTCTCTTAATTTTTGAGCATCTCTTAGTATTTGATTCTCTGGTAGAAAAATATCCTCGTTGGCTCCTATTCTATTAGCCATATAAAATTTCCCTGTTTGTTCTTCTTTTAAACTCATAATTCATTATCATTTTTTAATTAATATTTACCACTTTCCTAGTGGACATTCTGTATCTTCTACTCTTGTTTTTGATCCTAACACGCAGCCACATCCATGTCTAAAACCTGGTTTAGCTGTTTTTGAGATTTCATTTGTTGCTGGATTTAGATATAATGTTGAATTACATACTTCTCCAAATATTTTATCTTTTTTTAACAATTTACATTTATGACAAATGGCTATTCTTTCTTTATACAATTCTTCGTCTTTATTTAAAAGATTTTTGTATGTGCCATTAATTATTTGACTGATAGACATAATATAACTCCTCCTAATATTCCTCCTCCTAACCAATAAGGCCAACGACCTGCTCGTTTTTGAGATTTGTTTAATTGTTGTATTAATTTCTCATTGGATTGTTTATATATCGTTATAGCATCTTCATTTAGTTTTACAATATCTTTACAGTTTTCGGATACTTCTTTAAAAATATCAATTTCTAACTGTTGTTTATGTATAATTACTTCATCAATTTTATAAAGGTCTTTATATTTATATAGACTATTTACTTTAAGTCTTAATTTAATTACTCCTTCTTTAGTAAATTGATATTTAATAAGTGTGTCATTTTGAGTATCTTTAATAATTGCCCATGTTGGCATTTGTTCTGTTAAAGAGTCAATTGCTTTTGCGTGGTCTGCTGCACTAGCATCCTTAATTATATTATCTTTTTTAGTTGTTTCAATATAAACAATTTCTTTTGTGCCTTTAACTTCTTTTATTTCTTTCTCAAGACTATCTACTTGTGATAATAAAATTGTATTTACTATATTAATAGAATCAACTTTTGCTTCATACTTAGCAGCTATCATTTGGTGTTCTACAATATTACTATGTTTATAATCATTTACTCATTTAATAGCCATTCAATAAAATGCTGCCACTACTATCAAACTAGTAATAGCAATTCCTACTCTAAAAAATAATTTTTTCTCTTGATTGCTTAAATTCATTGTGTTCAATTTGTTGTTTATGAAAAGTTAGCATTCTTTCTACTTCAGTTTTTAAATACTCACATTCATAAGTTGCATTATTTCCATCATGATCATAATGTAATAAAATAAGCGCTTTAATATTGAATCTAGGATCAATCTTTTGAATCATCCATGCGTAAGTAGATAACTGTATGCTATAATGCCAAAAATTAGTATCTTGTATATTGTTAAGAGGATACTTCATCATAGAATGTTTTTTAGTTTTTCTATCGAAATATGCTTTCATATCAATCTTTTTATTAGTTTTATAGTCTAGAATGTATACATCAAATCCATCTATGATAACTAAATCAGCTTGTCCTGCCAATCTAAGTTTTCCATCAGGTGATATTCTAGATAAAAGTAATTCAGGATATATTCCACGTCCTGGTTCTATTTTATTTGAAGTCTTGGTAGAAAATGAACCACCTAAACCTAAATGTTGTAATTCTTTTGTTTTACCAGCAAGATGTTCTAACTCATGCTGTCTATGAATTGCAGTTCCTCTAATACAAGAAGCTTCTCGCTTTTCTCGTCAGTCCTCAAGGATTTCCTGCTTCCTTGTAGAAAAGGCGTCTAAAGCAACGCCTGTTCTATCAAGGTAAGTTTGGTTGAATTGTTTAAAATTTAACAAATCGGGTTTTACACTTTTAAAATTATCTTCACCTATTAAACTTTCTAATGCTTTATAGGAAGACCAAAAATCTTCATCAAATACAGTAAACTGATGAATAAGAGTTGTAACCGAAATGCAGGATTGATTAGATTCTTTAACCCAGTATTTATGGAGTTCATCATTATATTTAACTACTTCATTTTCTTTATCTACTAGGAGTTGATCATAATCAATTACATTTGTCACCATCATTTAAATTTTTTCTTTTCTTTTTCTCTTTCATCTATCTCATCATAATTGATCATTGAACCAATTCTTTGTGCTGCCCTACTTACTAATGGTAAAATTGCTGGATATTCTAAAATATTATAGGATGATCGGGTTGTTACAATAGCTAAAAATCCAATGGCTTCGTCAACACCCTGAATTGAATAGAATAAAACACTTTCAATATCTGCTCGTTCCATTACTTGTTCCAATACTCTGCAATCTGGGGGTATTGGCCCAGTGCGGTCAATAAAAATGAATCCATCTCTTTCTAACCTTGTTAAAAATGGAGCCACCATTGCAGTATTTAAACGTTCATGTCTTTGACTCATTAAAGGTAATCCTGGAGTTGCAACTTCATTAGTTGCAGTCATAAACAAAAATGGAAGTCCTACGAGATTTGTAGTTCCGTTAGAAAACTCAAAAATAATTGCTCTATTAGCTTTTGTTTCTTCAGCTAAATTACTAAGTATTTCCTGCACTTCTTCAGTAAATTGTTTTCTAAGTCTGTTACCATGTTTATGATTAGCTTTTTCTTCTTCTTCTTTTTCAGAAAACTTTCTATCAATAATTTTACTTAATACATTCTTAGAAGATAATAAGTAAGCCCCAGCCAGAAGTGGGATCGAACTAACTGATACAAAGGCAAATGCCGCTCAATATCCATGATTAACAATAATATAAGTTATTAATTTTAATACATCTGCCATACTGATTTAAACTTTTTAATTTTAGGTTTGTTTTAAATTTTTACAAAGGTATTTATAAATTTTGGAATAAAACACAATTTTTATAAAATATCTTAATTTTTAAATTCATTATTAATTATATTTGCTAAATTATTATACATTTGAATTGGGAAGTAAAATACCAATTCTTTATAACTAAATGTTATTACTTCTTAATTTTGCTAATATCTTTGGAATAATAGGATTTCTTACACAGTCTTCGTCTGTAAATTCTATAGTTCCAATTAAGTCTGAATCTGAAAATATTTCTAAAACAGTTGCTAAACATGATTCGGTTTTATGTTTCCTATCTATTTGCTCAGTATCACCTAAGAAAATATATTTGGAGTTTTCTCCGATTCTTGTCATTATTGTTTTAAACGTATGGTTATCTATATTTTGTGCTTCGTCAATAATTACTATTGAATTATCAATAGATAATCCTCTTATAAAAGCTAACGGTAATATCTCTATCATTTTCTTATTAAGCAAATCTTTTGATGAATCTGGTCCGCAGATTTTATCTATATTCCACATGTAGGACATTACGAACGGTTCCATTTTTTGTTCCATTCCTCCTTTAAGAAATCCTATCTCTTCACCAGGAATAGGAGTTACAGATTTTACTAATATTACTTTTCTATACACTTGTCCTAATAAAGACAGCGCTGTAGCTAAAGTTACATATGTTTTACCTGTACCTGCTGGTCCTGTTGCAACCACTATCTCTTGTTCTTCAATCATATCTATTAACTCTTGTTGTTTCGCACTCTTAGCTCTAAAGTTGTAAACTAGTCTTGAGTGCTGCTCTGGTAATCTTGGTCTGTCTTTCTTGTTTCCCATAAATTATTATTAACATTATGTTTTGGTATTATAATTAATACCTTTAATCAAATGGAAAAACCCACTACAATACTGCGTGGGTTTCATAGTTGGCTAATGTGAGATTGTGCCTCGATATAAATAAGATAATATCCTTGTTGTCACATGCCGCGTACAATAAGTTACCATTTTGGCTCTAGTCTTTTTGTGTTTTTGACGACATCACCCGCTAGATCTGGTGCAAATTCTTTTAAAGTATCTTTAATAAATTGTTTTGAAGGATTGCCTAATTGTAATTGAATTCCTCTATAAGTTAATCCATCTTTTCTAAAGTCTACTATTTTTTGTTGTAATTCTGTCATTACTCAAATATTTTTTTATAATCCATTAAATCAATTAATGTTATAAGACGATGTGAAATGCGAGTTATTTTATAATAATCTCTGCCATCCATAATAAAATCGTTATGGTTTACATAATTTAAAAGTATTCCATTTAATTCATGAGATAATTCCAATATCTCACCTTCTATTTCCCTAATTGTTTTCTTCATTTTCATTTTCATTTTTATTTTCATTTTCACTTTGCCGGCTCTGAAGGACTCGAACCCTCACCTATTAGTTTTGAAGACTAATGTGCTGCCATTACACTAAGAACCGTGGTATTTATTTTATTTTATTTTATTTTATTTTATTTTATTTTCTATTTCTAATAAAACTATTTCTAACAGTTCTTTATCCATAAATGCAGTCTTGTAATACTCTCCAGGTGTATTTATTCTTGGAGTATTAAAAATCTCGACTCCGTCTGTAAAAAATCTAATAGTCCATATATCTTTAATCCATTCATTGTCAAATTCTCCGGTTTTATATCCGAATTTCTCTAATATTTTTTCCATAATTCATTTATATTTTGATGTTACAAAGATAAGAAGATTTTTTGTACAAAAATTATACTTTATAAAAATACATTGATTTTAATTTTCTAATAACTTTTAATATTAAAATCTTAGTTTTAAAATAAAAATTATTTAATATTTCTACTTTATATATTATTTAATAAAGTAATTTAATTTTTAATGTAGATATATAATTTTTTCTAAAAACTTATTATACCTTTGTATCTAATTATAAATAGTAACAATTAAAAAGAATTATGAAATACAAAATTAAGAAAGCAGTTGATGGATCATTATTAAGTAGAATAAATGCTTTAATACCTCCACAACAAATGGTAAGAAACATTATAGAGGATATTCCAGATACTTATATTCCAATAGATTATGGAAAAAAAGCTGGAGAATTAATAGCACAAAATACACCTGTACAAACTTCAACAAAATATACAATTAATAAAGGAGATACTTTAAGTGCAATTGCTGCTAAACATAAAACTACTGTTGCTGAATTAGCAAAAGCTAATGGATTGAGTGGAGATCAAATTAATCATATTGTTACAGGTAAACAATTGATTCTTCCGGGAAATGCAAATAATATAGAAACTAAAAAATCCGTTTCAAAAAAGCAACCTATAATTAAAAAAGAAAGTAATAAAACTACTTCTAATAATATGTCTCCAGAACAATTTAAATTCAAATCTGCCCCACAAACTCTTCCAAATTTTACGCCATTTTTAGGCGATAAAAATGCAGGATTATATTTATCTAATTATAAAGAAGATTCTGTAAATCCAAATAATCCATTTGTAATATCAGGCCCAACGATAGTTGCTAAAAATAATTCTAATAAAGTGATTAATCCAAAAAATCCTATCGTAATAGAAGGTCCAACTATAACTCCAAAAAAATCAGTAGTTAATCCTAATAACCCTGTTATTACTGAAGGACCAACTATTTATGGTAAACGTCCTTCAGTTATTAATCCAAAAAATCCAGTAGTATTAAAAGGACCTATCATAACTGCTAAAAAGACTATTAAAAAGAAACCGTCAGGAGGAGGAAATTCTTGGTAATATGAGATATATTTTAAAATATCAGAAACCTGTTAAAAAAGGAAAGTAATTAAATGAAAATAGCCCCGATTCTTAATTGAATTTCGGGGCTATTTTTTTCTAAAAAGTTATTCTCCAAGGTTGTGTATAAGGATTTGTTAAAGGTTCACTTATAGGTGTATTCCAAGGATTACTCCACGGATTGTTCGTATCATAATGTTTTCTAAGACAAGGAATACTAACTGTTTGGATTTCTACTTTTGGAACTATAGTCCAAGTTTCATCAATTCCTAATATTTCTAAAGTATCTTTTAATTTCTGTACATTTACTTCCTCATGTAATGTAACTACTTTCTTTTCAGTATCTATTGTTAGTGTCATTATTTATACTTATTTAAAATTTCCATAATTCGATTCTTGGATACTCCTCCAACAATTTTATCTACTTGTATATCATCTTTAAATATAATAAGAGTTGGAATACTATAAATAGTATGTTGAGCTACTAACTCTTCATTCTTGTCATCTTCTATATCTATTTTTTCAATAGAAATATGACTATTCTCCATATCTATTTCTTCTAAGATTGGAGCCAACTGTTTACAGGGTCTACACCAATCAGCATAGAAATCAACTACTTTAATCATGAATTAAATGTTTGCAAATATTAATAAATCTTTAAAATCTTCTACTGAATCAATTTCAAAAGCATATGCTTTTTCTTGTCCTTCTCGTTTAATTTGAACTAAATTTGGTTTAGTCAAGTCTAACATAACATCATAATTCATTTCAAATTCATCTTCAAATGTTTTTGTGTAAACTACAATAGCAGTTTTCTCTACAGCTTTTATAAATCCAAAGGCATTCATAACCTGTTCCTTCAAGATTTGTTTGCTAATAATCTCTTTATTGATTCTATCTAAGACTGCTGTTAAAGCACCTTTCTCATGTACTAATGTTTCTAATTCTGTCATTTGTTTAATTGTTTTATAATTCAATTTCTTCATCATCCATTGTTGCTAAATCAATAGAAGTTGCTTTTAAATATTTCTTTACCATCTCTAATTCATATTTCATCTTATTAATTTCCATTTGCTGTTGAGCAATTATGATATCATGTTGTTCTATTTTGCATAATACAAACTGTCCGAATTTTGGTAAATTAAATTCTAAAGCTTCAGTAGGATTACCATCATTATCTGATGTAAGTCTTTTACTTATAAAGTTACTATCAATCAACTCGGATACTCGTCTATAAATAGTAGATTCGGATATTCCTGTTTTTTCGGATAACTCTTTATCTGAATAAGTTGTTTTAGCAACTCCTGTATCTTTATCTACAAATAAATGTTTTTGAACTGCTATCATAAATGCTTTTTGCTGTGTTGTTAAATCTTTATTCTTTAAAAATTCATAATCATACATTTCAAATTTCTCTGATTTAGTATTGAATTTATAAGCATTACATTTTCCGACTTTAGTTTTATTTATATCTCCACAATCCTCTAATCTTTTAATGGCATTTACAACTCCTTGATTTGACATTTCACAATCTTTTGCTAATCTAGCAATACTCACTATTGCCATTTTAGTTTGACTGTTCATAAATTTCTTGATTTGAGCATAGACATTCAAATCATTATATTCTTTTCTTGTTGTTCTTCCATCTTGTTTAAAATTTGGAGTACTAACAGAATTTGGTACTTGTATATGTTGTTTGCTACTATGTTCCATTTGATAAAATTTGAATAACAAAGATACACAAAATTGTTCAAACAAATTGTATATGATATGTTAAAAAATGTTAAATTATAAAATTCGAGACTGAGGTGTATCTACGTCAAATTTAGTATGATTTTTGTCAAAATTAGTGGAAGCCCAAGTCAGATTTAGTATGATTTTCGTCAAATTTAGTGACATACTATACTTAATATATACTTAATCTTTTACTATACATAATGCTGTCAATGGGCTAGCGCGACTTTCATAATATCCAATTTATAAAATAAGGTATTACAAAGGTGTTTCTGAAAAAAATTTTAAAAATTTTTGAAAAATTTTTTGGGAAAAATTTTTGTTTTTATGTTATAAATGTGAGTCCTGTTTCCTTTGTTCCCTCCAGCCTTAAGGGGCGAGAAAGGCACAAAGTTTTTCAGACTTCAAACCAATAAAAAACAAAAAAATGGCAACATCTGACAAAATTAAAGTTAACAAAATCGAAGATTTGAGCGCATTACGCGCAAAGGTAGGCGAAGCCAATGGGCTCAGCGAAGATAAAATCGCTGAAAAGGTAGCAAACGCCGCAACCGAATTTAATTCTGTTCCTGAAGAGGGCACTTTTGACCATATCGGGGAAAAGGAATACAAACTAAAAGATGAAAACGGGATAGAAATTACTCGTTATTCTATTGGTTATTATTTAGGCAAGGACGAAAAAACAGCTTTGCACGTTAGCGAAAATACAATATTCGCACAAACCGTTACCGACGAACCTGTAAAGGTTAAATCAGTAAAGAACGCTGGCAAATATATGCTGAAACAAACAAGAATAAGTGAGTCGTTGTACTCTGAAAACAGCCAAGACAAGCGTTTATTTGCCCTTAAAGGAAAATCATTCAAAACAGTTAAATTTCCTGGCAAAGCATTGAAAAAGTACGAAGCCGATAAAATGTTTGCACCTGCCGAATTAACCATTGCAGAAGCAAAGGAAAAGCTATTGGCTAATACCGAACCGAAAACTTACCACGTTTTCACATTGGTAACACCACCTGCCAAATAATTGAATTGAAAGGGAAGATAGCAATATCTTCCTTTTCTTTTTCAAACCAAATAGTATATTCATAAGTACTATGCAAAATATAACTAAGGAATTGAATCGAGACTTAATTTATACATTTGTAGGAAGATTTACAGATGAAAATAGTTTCATAACAGATGATGATAAAATTATTGATTGCTTAGCATATAGGCATCATAGATTTTATATGAACAAGAAATTATCAGCTATCAACATACAGTATATTTATTGTGGTATTAATGATTGGGTAATTTTTCAATGTGTATTAATGGAGTAGAATTACAATGAAAGAAAAGTATATTAAGATTGAGTATTGCACTCCTTTGTAGTTTCTGCTCCATTTGTTATTAGGAGATGATTTTCATTGCTGGTTATTAAAAAATTATTGAAGTGTAATGGTGAGATAATCAGAGGAACCCATCAACACACACTCCGCAAAATATCACACTTTTCATCTTTTCAAATCACATCTCTAAAAATACATTATATATCTGAGAACATTAATGTATATTTTTTGAGATAACAACACCTAATAGCTTACCACTTGAGTTAGTGGCTAAATGACTCATCCAACATATCACTTTACAATACGTAAGTATTTGTAAGAGTGTGCTTTCGATGCAAAATATGAACAAACCTAAAGCTTGATACACAACAAGCTATCAAAATGTGTATACAACAATGCCTATTACATCCGAAATTAAAAACTCAAGTGCAAACAGGTTAGCTCGTCGTGGTCATGGTATCACAGGCTTGAGCTTAGAATTACAATTGGTTCATTTGCAAAACCTTGCAATGCTTCGCGATGAAGTATTAGCTTATCTGAAATCAGAAGCAGATCTTACAACTGCTACAATACCAATGCAAAAAACATTGGCTTTCTTGGATTTTGTAGTTCAGCAAGATTTTGAATCACCAATTGCCGATAACCTTTGGAATTATGACTCTGAAGAAAGACTATCAACAGCACCATCAAAGTATTAATCTCCAAAAAACAAAACCAATGAAAAACTTCATCAATCAAGTATTGCCGGTAATGACTCCGGAACAATTAGGAAAAGGATTAGAGCAGGTTATTGCTCTGGGTGATGCTAAAAGCCAACAACTGGCTAAGGAAGATCCTATTCAGGAGTATGCTGATAATCATCTTGATCCATTGTGGCATATTGCCAACGAAATTAATTAATGATCTAGGTTCACCCAATATACACTAGTAATAGTGGTGAGGGTGAATCTTTTATTAAAACCCATTCTATTCCTCTAAGCTAGAGCTTATCCGAATGAGGTGGAGTCCGTTGAGAAGGATATACGGATTTATTGGGTTATTTAAAATGTAATAATGATTCAAAAATAACTGTCACAGCCCAGGATTGAGCAGGTTAAGTCTGTAGGGTTTGAATCATTGTTACAAATTAATGATATTGGCGATTGGGATTTCCGGAGCACCAAAGCTTCGGATGCGTGGCTTATTTTTATGATTGAGTCTGTAAGTCTAAGACTTTAAAAATACACATGTTTGATTGTCTAAATCCTATATGGCAAAAGTGTGAAAAGATTTTCCGAATACTAATCAGCATAGCAGATTTAGTTGCATAATATCGTGATGCAATGAAGACGTAATAAAGGGTATGAGGTTAGCCGTCTCAAAGAGTATATTACGAGGAAAGTTTATTGGTTTGTCAAAAAATCAATCGGTAATGGTGGGACACTATGGAGCCGCTTCAAAGAAGCAACACTGTTATTGTAAAGTTGTACCAAACTCAGGCTTTATGAAATGAATGAATAGGCAGTCAAGGGAGTAATCCTTTGATTGCCTTATTTGTTCGACTCTACTAGAAGAGTATAAACATTGTTAAGTCTAGTGCGTTGATATAATAATATCAGGTCAAACCTATAAAAACCTAGAAATAATGAACGTTACATTAAAACAAGCTTTTTCTATCTTAGATGGTAGATTGACTACAGATATGGATGATGTATATTCCATGTTGAGTTACATTTTTGGTGTTAATCTTTTTACTCATGAATTGCCAAGTGCAATGAAAGCATTACAAGAAACTAATCCAAAATGGTTTCAAGAAGGTAAAGATCTCATTGATGGTATTAAAAAAGCCAACAATACAAATGATTTTGTTCAACTTATGAAAATTATTGATGAACAATTTTCAGATCGTCAAATTATTTTACAAAAGATTTAAACCTTCAAAAACCTAGAAACAATGTGCAAGCATAAAAAATTTCAAGAGTATTTTAATACTCGATTTGAACAAGTAAAGCCTGACTTAACTGAAGAACAGGTTGCAGAAATATCCGATTTCAACTTACCAGCTGAAGAGCTGCGTGAAGAACTGTGTGAAATCATCGAAAGAGATGGATATTCTCTTACGTTGGACTATTTAGTTGGATTGTGTAATCAGTTCACAATCACAACAGTGATAATTAATCCTCAAATGAATTAGTAATGGCACACGATCTCAAATTAGTAACAAAAGAAAGGAAAAGTAGAATGTTTGAGTTCACTTATCCTGGACCACTGACAGAACAAGAAGCCTGCGAAATACAAATGCAGTTAGGGTATCATCCTGCTGGATATGGCTTTTATGGCTTTAAATCTACTCCTCTCTTAACCCAATGGTCATGTGGGGATTCATGTGATTAAAGAATCTAGGTTTCTCCTAATGTGTAAGCAAAGGGAGATTCCTTAAATGTTAAACCAATCCCTAAAAACAAATAAAATGAGTGCAACATCACATCGTGTCCTTAGTTTAACTCCCTTCGTGGTTGAGTTCATAAACGGAACATCAAGTATTGTGATTCCGTTTCAAGTTGCTTTAACAGTACGTGAGATTGAAGAACAATATGACTTCATTGTCTTTACAAAGACGGTAATAGAGCTTAAAAAGTTCACTGTAGACATTCATGTTTATAAAAACAGTGAAACTACATTTACAACTGATTCGTTCAGTGATGCCTTAAGAATACAACAAGGTGCATCTGCAATAGCTCAATTAATGGGTTGGACTAGGCATTCAAGTTGTGAAGAAGAAATCTCACATTTTGACAGCGTGTTTGATTTGTACAACGAAGGCGCAATAATTGTTAAACGGATTTATCCTAATTCTTAATAATTATGGATAACATTGATAGAACTGTCACCTTGGGTATTGCTGTTATAGTGTTAACTCTTATTATATTAGGTTATGTGGGTTCTTGTAATAAAAATAAAGATTCACAATACTTTAATTACAAAGTTGTACTTATTGAAAAAGGTGGCTACTCTGAACGTGATGGAAAGTTTTCTAATAACGGAAAATATTTTCTTGTTCAAAGTGTAGCTGATACAACATTGTATACAGAGTTAACAGGATATAATTATAACGCACTCGCAGAAAACAATGGCAGTGCATTATACTGGTCTAAACAACCAGGAGACACGTTATTTTTTAAATACATCCGAAAGGATCGATTTTGGCGAAAGATTGCCAAATAAAAATTTCCGATAATTCTTTGCTACCGGAAAAAGAGTTCTTTACGTCTCAGTTGGTAGAGCGGACCCATTCAGCGGGTCGAGGCACGGGTTCGAGTCCCGTAGGAACTCCATTAAATCATCAGTGTTCTTCTTTGAATAACGTTAACAAGGTTAGGTAGAGACTAATTATGTGATGATTTTTCGTATTTTCTGTAGGCTGTGAAAGCCGCCATTTCTATGCTAGCGATAGATAGGTGATGCCAGGAAAATGATTCAATAAAAGTAATAAATTTATTGAATCTGCCGGTTAACGGCTAAAGCCAGAGGGGCTACTGGACCAAAGTGTCGGTGGTAAACAATGTCCCTAAAATAGCCTACTGAAGAATCGGAAGCATAAGGTAACTTGCTAGACGAGGAAAAACTATTAAGGAAGCTATTTAAAGCACAAGAGATTCGAAGTCTTTTTTCTCTTGTGCTTTTTTACTTTGTAACCAATTAAACCTAGTTATATGAAAGATTGCTCAATTGTTGGAATAATACTAGCAATAGTTCTTTTATTCCTTGCTTGTTTACCTTTTATAATTGCTTATTATAAGCAGTTTAAGGTTAAGCAAAAAGAAAAGAAATACGCTGAAGTTCACAGATTGTTGAATAAACCAACCTCTATGTATGATTAAACATTTGTATGAAACAACTACTTTTGTTCCTTATTCATTAACAGATAGATTGATTATCTACAAAATGATTAAAAAACAATTAGATAGTATGGCTGTAGATCAGAATGGATACATTGGATTTTGTCGTTTATTGGCTAATGCCCAAGTTAAATTCGCTGCAATGGAAGCAGTTGGGATACAAAGGCAGTTAGATCAATGGGATTTGATTGATTTTCCAGAGCTTAAAGCATATCGTCCTGCACGGTTTGTTACCAGTTATGGTACTCCAGGTGGTGTATTTTGGTATGCTCTCAATGAAGAGGGAAATAATCGACGTCAAATAATCATTAATGCAGTAATTGCTCAAGTAAGAAAGGAGTTGTATGGATAAATATACAGCGACTGAAGAACAATTGCCAACAACAACTAAAGATAAACGTATTATCGTTGTTGGTAAACCATCTGAAGAAATAATGGCTAATGTTGTGGCACTTGCAAAAGCTCATGACATTGAAATTATTGTGCGTGAAGTTGGAGAAGATGGTAAATCTTTTGCTTATGCAGAAGGTTTTAATCCAAATCCACCTGCTGTAACATTACCATACAGTCTTAATCCTTATCTATCAATATCAAAGGAATTAAGTGAACTTCCAATCTTAAGTGATTATCTACCTAACCCAACGAGTAAGCAATCAAAGTATGCAAGAGTGGCAACTCAAGCAGAACTTGATGCTCCGAAAGTTGGACGTAACGAATTATGTCATTGTGGTTCAAATCTTAAATTTAAAAAATGTCATGGAAAATAATTTAGAAGCTTTTGTAAAATTAAAGCAAGACTATGAAATCATAGCAGAGGAACTTGAATCACAATATGACCTATTTATTGGTGCTCTTTCTTTTTTAAAAAAAAGGACAGGATTTGGATCTACTCAATCGTGTACTTTATGTGTTGCTGCAGAAATATTTCAACGCAAAACTAAGTGTATTCGCTACTGCAAATACTGCATGTGGGACATTAATTCTGGAGAAGCCATTGCACCTTGTGTTACAAACAACTATTCTGAAATCTATAGTTGTATGTCAACACATCAGTTAGCAAATTTATTAAGAAAACGTGTTGTTATGATGGAAAAACAAATAAGAATTTCTCAGGGGTGAGGATTAGTGAGGCAAAAAATCCTATATTTGTCCGTTTAGTAGGTAAACCCGTAAAGACTTGGGTAAACGGAACATAACTTCAAATTGAACCAAGGGAACTACGCAACGTTCCTCATACTTCGATTACCATTAGTATGCTACATAGTACGGGTTAGTTGGCTCCAAGAAGTTATAACAGAAGGAGAGCTGTTATAACATATCTAAAGGAGGAAGTTAAAATATTTAAAATAAAACCATATAGGATAATACATAAACTGTATGTAGTTGGTAATGAGATGAGACAAACCTAAAGATATCGAGAATTTGAATTGCTCGATTATTCACTTTAGAAAGGTTATTCATATCTATCAATGAGGTTAACGAAGTCCTTTGAATTGTAATAGATATCGCAAAACAGTGAAGACATAATAAACTGTTTACAATTCATAAAAATCTATTGTAATAGTAGATGTGTTGTTCCCTTGAGAAAGGAATGCTGGAAAAGAAATAGAGATATAATCTGTTACCTGTAAAGGAGTAACACCACAGCATAGTAATATGTAGTCTCTACAACACAATGAGTCTCAAGCAAGATGATTAATATTAGTACCTACCAAGTCGAATCTGGTTCCAAATTGGTATTAATCATTGCGACCCTAAGTTTCTTATTATAACATATAATCTCTAATACCATGTAGGTGAAAAACCTCTTGCGCAAAGATAATAATGGTAGAGAATTATCATATAATTCTTGAGAAATAAGAAACGGGTGCTAAAATCTAAAACAAAAGAAAACAATGAAAAAGGTATTACAGCGGTATTACACTACACAAAAATCCGATATTGGATGGATGTCAAATTTTGAATTTGTACAAGATACAACCACAGGAGAGATATCTATCATGGTACAATTAATGTGTATTGATGGAGTCGAACGTGTGCGAGAGTATTCAATTGAAGACTTTGATATGACATGGGGTGTAAATCTTTTCGAGATTGATTTAACTCTTTTCCTTTCTTTGGCAGTTGCAGGATTATTACCAGCTAAATACCTGTAGTATGCAAACAATAACAACATTTACAGACCAGCGAAACTTTGATGAATACTGCGACTTAATAGCAGGTGCAAGTAGTATTTACTTTTCCTTAGATGGTAGTTATCATCCTATTGATTGGAGTAAAGAATTTGTTGAAGTAATAACCCGTGAAAGATCCATAATTTTAGAACGTAAATTCAAAACAAAAACAAAATGAAATACAAATCTGAAAACAAAGTTTTATTTTGGGTAATTATTAGTCTTATGTTAGCAATGTTCTTAATCTTGGGAACAAGCTGTCAAAAAGAACAGAATGAGAACCAAAAGTTAATAGGTAGATGGCAAGGAACTATTGAATATCGCATCAGTGGTATTTATGGATTGCCAACTGCAGTTCGTAAATTTTCTGTACATGAGGTTGATTACCTTCATGTAATCTGGGCTGATTCCCCCTTTGTAGATGGTTACACATTTATGCTAAATGGAGAATATAACATTGACAACATAACTATTCCATCAGAAACATGGTGTAATGGTGTTCATATTAAACAGGAATTAGTTTTCTGTGGACATGGACATTATTACAGTGATGATTCTCTTGTTGAGTCAGGTATTGTGTATTACAAAAGAAATGCCAGTGATGGATTTGAAATATCCGAATCTGGAACTTGGAGTGCAAAGTTTAAGAAACAAAAATAATTACAATCAAATCCTAAAAACAAAAACAAATGAAAAAACTACTAATTCTCATCCTCACCATAGTAACCTTTTCTATGGTTTCATGTATTGCCCCAACTGATGATCAAAAATCAGAGATTGTTAATCAGTATCTTGCTCAATCAGGTCTATTTGAATGTACAGTTGTGTTATTAAAAGAACCTACTTATCAAGACACTTCTCGTTTTATTTCGCAGAAATTCTATGTTTTGGCACGAGATGTATATGGTGCTCAAAGGTTATTTGATGATCAATTTTCAGATCAATTAGGTACACTTAATGGAGCTGAAACTTATTGGGTTGAAATTCCTATTTCCGGTATTGCATCATACCCTTATTCTGAATAGCGATGAAAAGTCCATACTCGAAATTTAAACGGTGGAGAATCTATCATGAACTGTTAGAGATAATCCAATCAATACCTCCTTTACA